AAGACGAGATTCCAGAGGCTTCTGATCCTTACGATTTCCTCATCAAAGAGGTCGTGTAATGTCAAGGCAATTTGACAGACAGGTACACGTCGCTTTCGGTAAGCCGGGACTTCAGGGTTCACGTTAAAAGGATCTCAGAATCACTTTCGAGGTGACAAAAGACGACTCCCCTACACCCAACTCCGGCAAGATTACTGTGTATAACCTCTCCAGAGATACTGTCAACTCTTTGTCTGGGTCGAGTGATGATCTGGCAGTGATGTTGTGGTCAGGTTACGGAGATTCCGAACCGGGTCTTCTGTTTGCTGGCGACATCACTAAAGTAACAACAACCTTAGAAGACGTCGACCGTCAAACAGTGATTGAATCCGGTGACGGACAGCAAGCAGTATCCACAGCCAGAGTGTCTAAGTCTTACGGTCCCCAGACAAGCGCGTCTGATATGGTAGGGGATATGGCGGGCAAGCTCGCTGATAAACTGGGGATGGATAAGGACAAAGCTAGGAAGAAGGCTTCTGATATCACCAAGAAGTACATGCCTGATACCCCTTCATATCCCAGAGGTTTGACTGTAGACGGTCCCGCCGCTCAAGAGATGTCCAAGGTACTGAGAGCAAACAAGATGGACTGGACGATTCAGGATGGTGAGCTAATCGTCTACAAGCCCGGTGAAGCGATTCAGACAGACGCCTTTGTCCTGAGCCCCGAGACTGGTCTGATTGGCAGCCCGTCGCTTACAGACAAGGGTAGGCTAGAAGTGAAGGCTCTTTGTAACTCCGAATTCAGACCCGGAAGGTTGGTTAGTGTGGAATCCGATCACTTCACTGGTTTCTACGTCATTCGTAGAGTCAAACATTCTGGGGACTCTGGTTGGTCCAAAGATTTCTATTCAGTATTAGAATGTACAGAGGCAGACTGAGATGAGTGATGACCAGAACGCAAAAACTCCAACACTGAGTCAGGTGATCAAAAAAGGGGCATCTACTGTAGCAGGTAGAATGCACACTGTAGTGGTAGGTAAAGTGGAATCCTATGATGCTCAAAAGAACGAAGCCGATGTCAAGCCTGTTGTCTCTCAAAGATTTAATGATGGCACCTCAGAAGAGTTCCCCGTCCTTATGGGATGCCCCGTCATTCAACCCGAGTTCGGAGCTTTTAATATCAAGGCTGAACTGAAGAAAGGTCAAGAAGTCTTATTGCTTGTCAATGAGCGAAGCATCGACGAGTGGTTTGTGACAGGCAACTCTCCAGTTGAAGCTACAGATCCTAGACGCTTCGATCTGTCTGACGCGTTTGTCTTGGGTGGAGTCCGTAACGGGACCAATCCTAACACGCCTTCTCAAGGTGAGTTCAAGGTCGGAGCTACGGATGGAAGTATTGAAGTGACGTTCAGTGAGGGAGGCAAGGTCAAGATTGGCAACGGGACCGTCGAGCTTCTGGATCTATTCGACCAGCTTATCACAGCGTTGCAGTCTGCTGTCGTAGCTACGTCTTCTGGTCCAAAGCCCTTAGATACGGCGACACTTACAGCACTGTCGAATTTGAAGACACTCCTATCACAGATCAAAGGATAATCTTATGAGTATGAAAGACTTTAAACTAGTGGATTCAGATCTGGACCTGAGCACTGGAGATATTCAGTTTGTCAACGGATACGATGCCGTCTTACAGCGTCTCAAGATAAGACTCCAGACCTTCCTTGCCGAGTGGTTTTTTGATAAGTCCGTTGGTGTCCCGTATTTCCAGAGCATCTTGGTCAAGAACCCTGACATGGCTGAGATTGGTAACATCTTCAGAGCAGAGATCAACGACTGCCCCGGTATTGTTGGACTCAACTCATTTGAAGTTGATTATGATCCTGACCTCAGGACAATGGCTATCAACTTTAGAGCCGTTGTCAACAGCGCCGAAGGTGAGCGTTCAGAATCAGATGTCCGTGCAGTCTTAGGGTTTGATAAAGGTGAATCACTAATGCTGTTTACCTACACAACTCCGATCTATTGATCTTTCGATACATACCCTAACTGACTCATCTGAGCAAGAGGTAATATTATGCCACAATACGGTTTGACAGATCAAGGATTTAAGGTCAAAGACCTGAACACGATTTCCAAGGAACTGAAAGATGCGTTCAAGATGACCTTCGGTGCCTCCATCAATACGGGTCCCGACAGCGTGATTGGACAGATGGTCGATGTTTTTGCTGCACAACTCGCAGAGGGTTGGGAGCAAGGAGAGGCGGTCTACAACGCGTTTGATAGAAATTCAGCTACAGGTGATGCCCTCGATAACGTGGCATCTCTGGTGGGCTTGGAACGGTTTGGTGCCGAACCAACCGTCGGTCAGGTCACTTTCACTGGGGATGTGGGTACAACTATTCCGCTTGGTACCGTGGTTCGTAACCCAGATACTGACGACCGCTTTGAGGTGACTAAAGAAGTGACCATTGCGACGGGACAGTCCACAGTCTCAACGTCTATAGAATGTACAGAGACAGGTCCGACAGAAGCAGACCCCAACACGGTCACTGCCATTGTTACGGCAGTCTCAGGATTGGAATCAGTGGACAATGCAGCCAAGTTCGTTGCGGGTCGCCTCGTTGAATCAGATGCAGACCTCAGACTCCGAATCAAAGAGTCTCTTCAGATCGGTGGCAAGTCTGTGGACCAAGCCATCAAAGCCGAGCTTCTGGAGACTGAGGGAGTCAGTCAAGCGATTGTCCTCAGTAACCGTTCCCTTACCACAGACTCCAACGGGATTCAAGGCAAATCCTTTGAATCAGTCTTGTGGCCAGCATCAGCAGATGCCGATTACCGTGAAGCAATAGCGAAGACTATCTTTTTAGCACAACCAGCAGGCATCCGAGCCGATGGTGATATAACCATGAACGTCGAGGATTCACAGGGCTACGATCAAGAAGTTCGATTCAGCTTTGCCACAGAGCAACAGATTCTAGTCACTGCTAACCTTGGAGTAAACTCAAGGTATCCAGCAAACGGTGATGCTCAGGTAGCTGAGATCATCAAAAGTGTGAGTCAAGAGTTTGGGGTTGGACAAGACATCAAGTTCTTAAAGTATGTATCCGCTATCTACAACGAAGTGGAGGGTGTCGATGATATCTCCATCCAACTCAGAAACGCCACTAACATAGCTACAGTCCCAGACGACAATCTTGTGATCGAGTTCACTCAAATCGGTCTTGTAGATGAAGCTAATATTACGGTCAATTCCTAAGAAGGATAAGCATGAGTGACAGAGATGACATATTAATTAGACCGAATCATGTTGAAGCAGGTCTGGACCTCTTGTTGGGTCAGTTTCATGATGCACCTAATCTTCAGGGCATGATCGAACCACTTCTTCAGCAGGTCCAAGACCTAGAAGATATGATGTCAGATCTGTTTGCGTCCCGAACACTCGACATCGTAACCGATGACCCCTTGGACCAGTACGGTGTGTTGGTCGGAGAAGGTAGAGGTGGCTTTACTGATTCTAAATTCAGACGATTCATTCGCATTCGCATCCTCTCCAACTTCGCACAAGCAGACATAGAACGTGTCCTGAAGATCATCGGTTCGATGGCTGGTGCCTCAGCAACGCAATACGATCTCCTTCATCCTGCGGGCTATCAACTCAGCTACAGAGTCAGCCAGCCTGTAGATCAGAACATTCGTGACCGCATTTCAGACAGAGCAGAAGAGATCACTGGTTCCGGGATCGGAGTCGGCGTCGTTGAATATCAAGACGACAGCTTCGCTTTCTCGGGTTCACAAGATGGTCAGGGATTTGGGTTAGGGAAGTTTGCTATCACAGTAAGAATTGACAGCTAAAACATCTGAACACTGAACTAAACACAAAGGATTTAACATGTCACAGCCTACAGAATTACCCGAATGGGGCACTGGCGCCGGAGCGGATAACACAGAACCTTCTGGGTCCAAGAAGAGCCAAGGCTTTGTGGACCGTGAGAAGCCAGTAGCTTCGACGTTCAACTGGTTATTTAACATCATCTATGCGTGGATCACACACTTCAAGTCATGGAGCGAAGGACACGATCATAGAGATGACGGTACCGATGGTTCGGCGGCTCGGATTTCACTAGAAGAAGAGATCGACTACACCGATGTCCTTCCAGGATACTCAGGACCAGCTAACGGATATTGGAAAGTCCAGATTGACAACACCTCAGAGCACCGTATTAAGCACCAGCCCAACGGAGCTACCTACACGTCGTACCAAGATGATATCGTCATGGCAGATGAATGGTTCTCTCTAGGCTCCAATGACGGAACCAAGCTCTGGGATGAGTCAGGTGGTGTAGGAAACGCAAGAGTCTTTACGGTCGAAGGAACCAATGGTTCCGATTTGGCTGGTGTGAAATCGTCCGCGTTCCGTCCCATCACAGACGAAGGTGGTGGAGATCTGTTGACCGAGTTCCCACTTAATAAATCTCTGTATATCAATAACCTGTGCAAGGCGCAGGCGAAAGCAGAGTTTCAGTGGGATACTGGAGAGTCGACATGGGTAGGTACTATAGACAGCCAGAACAGTTACAACGTAGACGCATCGGCTTCTGGTGTCTCTTCTGGGGTCTATCAGTTCGTCTTGGAAGATGCTTCATACACTCCCTACAACGTACAGGTGAGCGTAACTGCCACACAGACCCGAGATTATTTAGCACAAGTTAAAGGCATCTCACAGGGAGTAGTCAATGTCAAGCTGACTAGATTCTCAGGGTCAGGGACCAGCGCATTTACCAGCGTGTTCCCATCGAACAATTATGATATTGCCGAGATATTTGATATCCAGATCGTCTGCTTCTGATCACAAACTTTTAAGATACAAGGACTGACATGACTGTAAAAACAGAAGACATTCGGAAGGCTCAAAGCCTTATTGCTGCGAGGAATCCTACATGGGTCAAACAGACTCAAAGTGATGCAGCACCTTCATCCCTTATGT